TCGAGTCCCGCCATCCGCACCATAACTTTTGACAAAATGCGCTGGGTCGAAATCGAAGGGCGACTGAGCCACGCGGCGCATCATTCCTGCTCTGAGGCTTTCTGAAGTCTTTATTCTCTGGGGATACTCCAACGAACTGCACTGGAATAATATCCCTCTACGGGTGTGCCAGTATCATCAGTTGCCGGCCTGAACCGTGCCCGCCGCCTCACGTTGGCGCAGGTGGCTTCGTCGAGATCCATGAAGCCGCTGGATTGGGTGATAGTGCAGTCAGAGACCCTTCCGTCTTGGTCCACAGTCAATCGAAACCGACTTGTACCTTCCTGTTCTTCCCGAAGCGCCCTGGTGGGGTAATCGCTCGTTCCAATCCAATACCCCGGATTGCCAATCGGTGTTGCCTGACGGGCCGTGTATGTCGAGCGCTGGCCAGGTCCTTCACTGGAAGCGACCTGACCTTCACTATAAGGATCAACCGGCGACCTCATTCGCGGTTTTTTCGGCTGTTCCTCGGTCGCCAGGGCCGAAGAACCCTCCTGTTGGGTCACCGGTCCTTCCTCGCTCGCAACCTCAGGCGCAGCTACACTTGAAGTCTCATCCGGAAGCGTGGTGTCAACCGGGCCGCCTTTAGAGTTGCCGCATCCAGCGAGGAGCAACAGCGAGGCAGCAATCGCAGCAACGCCAGCCGCAGAAAGCCGCTCAGGCATTTTCGCTGGGTTCTTCCACCGGTGAATTGGCCCGCACTGGTCGGAGATTCCGCTCGATCTTCACGAAAAGGAAGATGAAGATGATCAGTACGAAAGCCAAGAAGGAGATCGCTGCCACTCCGATGGTCATCAGGAACTTCGAGTTTCCTTCAGCCTGCTCCGCAGCGCGAAGCTGAATATCAGCTTCAAATCGCTTATTGTGCCAGGCTAGCAGCTCTGAGATCCGTGCTTCGCTCAGGGGCTTGCCCTTACTGACCAGCAGTTCTTCAGTGAGAGCCCTTACGCTCTTGGCATAGGCATCCGAGTGCAGTGGATATTCATCGGCGAAGCCCTGCAGGCCTTCTGCGATCTGATCTGTAGTAAGGCGGGTACGATCGCCAAGATACTTCTTCAGATTGGTAGCCGCCGCATTGATATCCGGCTGTATTGTGATGACTGTTGTGGTCGTGGTAGTATTGGGAAGATCTTCACTGGTCCCAGAAGCCTTCATTTCTCTTATGAACTCACCAAGGGTCCCGCCCGTTGGTGCCGTGACATCGGTAAGCCCAGCCCATTTGATAAGGGGAGGAATGGCTCCGATCGTACCGAACGCGGCGACAACCAACGCAATGGTTGCAGCCACGAGAATGACAACTCGAAGCACTGCAAGGTAAACCTGCTCAAGTTTTGCCAGCATTTCCCCACTCCCCTATTCAAACAGCAGGTTTAACTGGTAAATTCCATCACGCAACCTCTGCAATTCCCAAGTAATCTTTCGCGCAGCGACCGATGCACTACCAGATCACGGCGCTAGCACCTCGACAATGCCCACACCGGCGGAGTTGGTAGTGAGTTCGAGGGTCACGGAGGCAGTGGTGATCTGGTCGACCGAACCGACATTGACCTTGAAGCTCATCACCTGCGCCTGGAAGTAGTACTTGTCGCCGTTCTGGGTGGTGACGAGGAAGCTGTGGTCGCTGTCCGAGAGGGAGGCGGACTTCAGCAGGATCTGACCGGCATCGTCGGTATCGAGGCCGAGCTGGATCGTCATCGTACCCTGGTTGAAGCTGCCCTTCTTCTTGACCACGCCGCGGCTACCGACGGGATTGAAGGTAACGAGATTGAACTCGCGGCCGAACTCGCCAAGGTCGGATACTTCGCCGACCACAGTCATGGTCAGCGCATTGTAGCCGGTGGCGTCAAAAGTCGCAGGGGTAGAGGCCGACACCTTCAAGGTGGTGCCGGCGGAAGTCCGAACGGTCATGGCATTAGGTCCTTATGAAGGTGAAGCTTCAACGCGCCTCGTTGAATGAGACGCGGAAGTCCTGCGTCTGCATGTGGATGCCGGTCTCCTCGTCGAGGAAATCAGGGCCGGCGGAATCTGTTTGAACGGTGACATCGCTGAGCCCCTCGATTGCGGGCATGCGATCCGCAGCAGCCGCGCGGACAGCGGCAATTATGGCTTTGGCTTCTGGATAGGCACGCGCCAGCACGGTCACCTGCACCCGTTCGGACACCCGGCGCTTCGGCCCCGGGACAAGGATGTTCCGGTCCACGCTGCCGATGCTCATCAGGGCGACGGCCGGGAGGGCAGTGCCCTGCGGCAGTGTGCCCGCCGCAATTCTCTCCGGCAGCACAAGCGCCGTAAGCCCGGTGTCACCCACCAGGAGGCTACGAACCGCAATCACGCCGTTCATTCGTCGTCGACCTCGAGAGCTGGGGCCTTGAGGTCACCGATCTGCACCCGGTGGGCGATGTAGGCGCCCATGGCGGTGACCGCTTCTTCGGCTTTCTGATCCAGCGCGGGCCGCAGGAAGGGTTTGGCGGCGTGCCCCGGGTGCATGATCACGGGGCCGACGAAATTCTCGCCGATCTTGAGGCTGCCGCGCTTCAGCATCTTGTTCATCGTGCTGATGCTGACCTTGCGCGGGCCGTGCCGGGTCTGGCGCACCGGGACATCAGCCTCCGTCACCGAGATCAGGTGGGGCGCGACGCCGTATTCGATGAAGAGCCCGAGATAGGAGCCTTTGCCCCGCAGTTTGACGTAGGAACTAAGCTTCGCGCCATCGGTCCGGGTGCCTATGCCGATCGCGCGCTTCAGCTGGCCGGTCTTCACCGGCACATTGGCCTTGGCCTGCTGTTGGATCACCTTGGCACCAGCACGCAGACCGCCACGGATTACGTTGCGCTCGAGGTTTTTGGGGAGCTGATCGAGCAGTTGTAGCAGTTCGGGGCCGCCTTTGAGCCGGAAGGTCATGGCGCTGCTCCTTCACTCGAGAGTTCTTCTACCATCAGCTCGATGGCTTCGCGCCGCCCCAGCATGGAAGGTCCGGCAATGATCTGGTGGATGCGCCCCGCGATGATCACCCGCATGTCGGGCGTGATGCCGGCGAGGTATCGGATACGGATCCGGGCCGGACGCCGCGCAATCTGGATCTGTTCGGCCATGCGCTCGGCGCGCGATGGCAGAATGTCCTTCACCTCGGCCCAGACACAGGCAAACGGCGTCAATGTCACAGCCTCAGTCCCGTATTGGGGGTCATGGGTGACAGACTTGCGCTCGATCCGGATCCGGACCGAGAGCTTGGAGGCTAGATCCATCGGGACTGGAGCTGGGCGACCAGCGTATCAAAGGCGAGACAGGCCGCACCTTCCCGATTTTCGAACATCGAGGCAGTTTTGACCAAGATGGCCGCCCGTGCGATCGCAAGATCGGGGTCATTCTCGGCAAATCCGGCCGACAACGTGACCTCAATCATGCCATCTGGTCCAAGTTCGGGCCATGACTTGCCCGATGCCGGGCGAATGCGGGTGAACCCATGCCGTTTGCGGGCAACATAGTGGCCCTCCGGCAGAGTGACGGTGGAGCCATTGGCCGCCGTGTAGCGGATCTCGGCAACCACGCAGGGCCGAACCGGCACCGTGATCTCCTGGCTCCAGCTTTCCAGTTGCAGCTCGAGGATCTGTTCGCAGAGCTTGAGGCCCGTCCGCTGCTCGAGTTCGGCCTGCGCCGCATCGAGCTTGGCCCCGAGCAGCAGATCCTCGTCATGGCCATCAAGGCGCAGCTGCTGGCGTGCTTCCTCGAGCGTCACGGCGCGATCCTGAGGCGGTTCTACCGTGACGATCTCGGACATTACGCCGCCTTCGTGCGGACGCTAGCGCCGGCCTTGTTGGCAATCGGCGGCTGATCTGCGCCTTCTTCTGCCTGTGAGTGTTCCACCGGCTGCGCTTCCGCCTTCAAGGCGGGTTCTGCCTTGGCAGCAGCGGCCGCATCGACCTCGATCGCAAGGCCGCGCTCGATCAGGCTGCGCCCCGCCTGATCATCGACCTCGAAGGTCTGGCCGGTAGTGATGTTCTCCGAGCTCACCGAGCTCACATGAATGGTATCGAGTGCCTGAAGGATCATGGCTGTCTCCTGGAAAATGGAAAAGGAGGACTGGCCATCAGACCAGCCCTCCTAAGCTCATCAGACCTTGGTGGCCGCCGTCGCAGCCGCCGCGAAGTCGCCCTTCACAAATGCTTCAGGGCGGTAGACCGCGAGCGCGAGACGCTCTTCGGCGAGCACCGTCACCAGGTTCTTGCGGAAGTTCTGGTCGTCCTCGGTCGAGATCTCGACCACCGCGTCCATCCGGTCGAAGATCTGCGCGCCGAGCTGGAAGGCACCGGTCAGGAACTTGCCCGTGGCCATCGACTGGGTGGAGACCACCGGCTGACCCCACAGGGTTGGGGTGATCGTCCCTTGCGGATTGCCAACGATGAATTGGCCCTGCCCGTCCTTGAGGAGCTCGATCGCCGCCCAGTCAGCGGGGTGGAGCACCACGCCGGTCGACATCAGCTCAGACAGCGCCGTCTGCAGCATGGCCAGGCGCAGAACATCGATCCGGGTCACCGTCGCCGGGATGGTGATCGGCGGGGTGAACGCGGTCGCCTGCGTGTAAATGCCGGCAAGATCCGTGCCCGTGCCGCTGCCATTCAGGAGCTGGTTTTCTTCGACCAGCGCCAGACCATAGCGCAGACGCCCGTCCACATAGGACTGGAGCATCGGCACATCGTCGAGGATCTGGCGGGTGGCCAGCACCCAGTGGGCGATCGTGGTCACATTGCTGGTCACCACATCGAACTTGATGTCTGACTGCGGCTTGGTGGGACCAGTGGTTTCCGAGACGGTCGCGGCCGCATTGGTGAAGCCCGTTTCCTTGACGTACTGCACCGAGTTGCTCGCCGTCCTGCCCGGGGTGAGCAGATCGCGCACCGTCATGCGGCGCTGCCCCGGCATAATGACGCCCGGAAAGCGGTCCGGCACTATCATGTCACCGGCCGAGCCATTGGCATCGGTGGTGAGCGAGGAGATGATCGACTTCACCTCGACGCTGGCACGCCCGCGCACGGTGTTGTTGCCGAGGAATGCACGAATGGCTTCGTCAGCCACAACCTGCTCGCCAATGGTCTTGAACGAGGGCGCACCCTCGTCGGCCACGCGGCGGGCCATCTTCTGCTCGACCTCATCGAGGCGGGCCTTGGCTTCATTGAGCGCGGTCAGCGCCTCATCAGCCAGTTCCTTGGTGGCATTGGAGAGGTCTTCGCCGCGCTGCGCTTTACCCAGCGCCTCTTCGGCCAGAGCCTTCACCTTGTCGTGCTTGGCATCAAGGTCCGACTTGATCTCGTCGTGGCGGGCATCAAGGCTGCTACGCAGTTCGCTCTGGCGTGCCTCGAGGCTGGACTTCACTTCATTGAAGCGTGCGTCGAGCACGCCTTTCACTTCGCCGGCAAGCTGCTCGGCGCTCTTGGTATCGGTCATGGGATATTCCTGAACTGGAGTGGGGTCAGGCGCCGATTTGCGCCATCAGGGCCGACAGGAAGTCGGAAGGGGTGCTGCCAGACTCACTCCGGATCAGCGGCGCCAGGCCTTTGCCCGCGATTGCGGTGGCCTGGCTTTTCGAGAACCCTGCCTCGCGCAGGAAATTCTCAAACTCTGGCAAGGTCGGAAGTCGTCCGTCCTCGATGAACGACTTCACGGACGTAATCACCGCGCGCTCGTTCATCGGGATGGTGACGAGGCTGACCTCGTAAAGGGCAAGCTCGAGCAGCTGGCGGGTCTTGCCGACAATCTGCTCCCGAATGGTCTTGTAGCCGATCGAGAGCCCGCCAATTGCGCCGTCGCGCACCAGGGCATGGGCCTCCTGACCGGCGCGCGACGAAAGTGAGATCTGGCCTTTGACGACAAGGCCGTCGCGGCTTTCGGCAAAGTCTGTCCAGATACCAGCCGGGCGGGTCTGGTCGTGATACATCAGCATCGGCACCGAGGTGCGGCCCTTCAATGAGCGGGCGAGCGCGCCGGGCACAATCACATCGCCGCCGGCATCGACGTTGCCGTAACCAGCAGCCAGCCCCTCGATCTGGCCATCTTCGGTGACGGCCTTGGTGTCGAGGATGAAATCGAGATGGTTCATGGGGTGGCTCCGGGATCTGCAGGCAGGAGCGCTGCTGGCGCTGCGCCTGATCCAGTCTGGGTGATGGGCACGTTCTGCATTTGCATGCGGGGGACATCGCCGCCTTCGACCGGCGGCAGGTTTTCGAGCGCGCGGACCTCGTTGATGGTCATCACGCCGCTCCCCAGCATCGACTGGTAGAAGGACGCACGCGCCGCGCTGTCACCGCGCAGCAGGCCTTCGAGGTTAAATTCAATGACGAGGCCCGCCTGCCGGTCGGCGGGTGAGAGCAGTTGCTTGGCGAGCGCTTGTTCGATGCGCTTCAAACGCCGACGGAGGGTGAACTTCTGGAACCCCAGCGTCTGTTGTTCGAGTCCGGTGCCCCAGCTGGTCGTCTTCTCGGTGTGACCAACCATGAACGGCGGCACACCGAAAAAGCGGCAGACCTCCTCGACCGAGAAGGCCCGGCTTTGCAGCATCTGCGCGTCTTCCGGGCTGATCGAGAGCTGGACCCAGTCCATCCCCCGGTCGAGTAGCATGGGGCGTCCGGCATTGATCGCGCCGGCAAACTTCTCCTGCAGCAGTTCTTCGGCCTGCTTGCGCTGGTCAAGCGTCAGGCTGTCGGCGGTCTTGAGAAGCCCCGAGGGCCGCACCCCATTGCGGAAGGTGTCGCCCGAGGCTCGCTCGATCGCCTGCGCCAATCCGAAAGTCTGGCGCCCAAAACTCAGAGTTGACAAGCCTCCTAAGGTATTTCCGCCAAACCCGCGAAAATGCAGCATATTATCTTGCGATACGACACTGTGAATGCCGCCATCCGACCACTCGTATTCAAGGCTGCCGTCACGCAGACGTCGCACCGTCATGAGCTCAGGCGCGATCGGTACGCTCAGCGCTACCACCCGGCCGTTGCTGCCCCGGATAATCTCGGCATAGGCATTGCCATTGAGTTCAATCGAAGCGCAGATGAACTCCCAGAAGTCGACCGCGGTCTGGTCGGCGTTCGGGCTGTCATGCAGGATCCGGTAGAGCGGATGATCGCTCGCCACCGTCCGTGCTCCGCCCCGGGTCCGGTAGACCATGAGCGGCAGCGAGGCGATCGTGCCGGCTAGCAAGTTGACGCAGGCCCAGGCCGAGGCGAGCCCCAGCACAGAGCTGGTCGAAACCAGTTCACCGGTCGTGGTCGTGCGGCCAACAGCGGCCTGCACCAGCCGTGGGTCAGTGAGGCCTATCGAGCGCGCGAGGTAGCCGATCGCTTTTTGAAATAGGTTCATGCGAGGCTCTTCAGCCAGTCATCTATGGTGCCGGAGGTATCGCCTGCCATCGCTGCCCCCACTGCCATGCACAGCGCGACGGCTGCGTCGATCTTGTTGATGGCCCGCTGCTTGGAGAGCCACTTGTTGTCCCAGCGGTCGGTCTCGGTGACCGCTGACATCATTGCCGAGATGAGGACCGGATTGCGTTTGAGCCGGATGCGGCCCTCAAGGATCAGTTCTTCGAGGTGCCGGAGCGAACCCGGCATCCATAGGCCCTCGGTCATCTCGCCCGCAGGCTTGGCCCGCTTGGTGCCGCCCTGCGGGTGCTCGACAAAGGCGAGGTCGAGACCAAGCTCGGCGACCTCCTCCTCGAAGCGCCGAAAGGCGTAACGGTCGTAGGCGACCGCCTCGACCCGGTAGTCCGACGCCATCTCGGCGAGGGCCTGTGCCACATGGCGGAAACTGATGTTCTCGCCGGCCGGCGCATTCAAAAACCCGTCGGCGACCCAGAGGTCGTAGGGCTGCTTGTCCCGCAGAACCCGCGCGGCCAACGTATCTCCCGGCGTCCAGACCTCGACCCAGGCGTCAAAGCAGGGCTTACCGTCCTTCTCGCCATTGCGCTGAACTGCGGCCAGTGCGGTCAAATCCCGGTTCTGGCTCAGGTCGAGCCCCAGCCAAACGGCCCCACCAGCCTTGGGCTCGAATTCTGCCAGGAGCGGCTCGAGCGTCGAGCGCGCCATCCAGGCGGTCTCGGCATCGGTCCACACACAGAAGTGCAGCCGCAGAATCCCGTTCAATTGCCCCGGGATAGCCTTGGCCTGGGCGACCACCTCCGAGAGGTATTGCTCCGTGATCGTGACGCCGAGCAGCGGATTGGCTTTGATCCAGCAGCTGGGGTCGGTCAGCGGGTCGTCACCCTCATCAAGCCCGCAGACATAGCTGAACGTCGTGTCGTCGAGGACCTGGCCCAGAAAGGTCAGGTCAGTCACTGCGTCAGGGTTTCCAGCCGCCACCCGGATCGCGTGCTCGTGTTCCTCCCATGCGACCGAATTGCGGTCCGAGCCTGAGTTCGTGATCATGAACAGCAGCGGATCACGGCGGAACTTGAAGCCGCGCTCCAGCATCTCGATGATCGAGCGGTCCGGAAGCTCGTGCACCTCATCCGCCAGCACAAAATAGGGCCGCGGGCCTGAGCCGGTCTTTCCCGTGTCGCGCGACACCGGACGAAAGAAGCTGCCCGAGGACAGGTGCGCGATGTTGAACTCGCGCCCCGGCCCTCCGGAGAACTCCAGCCGCCTTGCCAAGGCCGGCGATTGCCGGACCATGCGCACAGCGTCGCGAAACAGGATGTTGGCCTGCTCCTTCTTGGCCGCAGCCGCATAGATCTGGGCGCCAGCTTCCTTGCAGGCGGTCATCCCGTAAATGCCGATGCCGCCAGCAACCGGCGACTTCCCGTTGCCCTTGCCCTGTTCGATGTAGGCGCGGCGGAAGCGGCGGCGGCCGTCCTTGCGCTTCCAGCCGAACAGCGAGCCGACGATGAACGCCTGGCTCGGCTCAAGCCGGAAGGGTTCTCCTTCGAACTGGCCCTCGGAAAGCTTCAGCACCTCCTCGAAAAAGGCGAAGGCATGGTTGGCGGCCTCGTGGTCGAACCAGATGCCGTCCTTGCGCCTGAGATCAGCGATGTGCCGTTTGCAGGCATTGCGTACATGCGGTCCGGCAACGATTTCGCCTGCAACCACGGCCTTGGCATAGGCCAGTGTCC